TAAATCGAAATGCTTAGCCTAGGTAAATTTACCTAGAAGATATAGTCTTAACTTATGCGAAATCATAAGGTATCTTTAATTAGATACAGGGTTATTAACGCAAACCCTTCCAGATTGATGACGGCGATATGACGTCTTTCAATGCAGTTTTAACTAACGAAGCGGCGAAAGAAATTGACAATGCTTTGAACTCAAAATCTTATTATATTATGCCAGATGGCTCACTATCTTATAGCGCTGCTACTGACACTTTAGATTTTGTGCTTAAGCATCTATCTGCAAACTAAATTAATAAGAACCTATACTTACTTTTAGTATAGGTTCCTACATGATATTTTAATTTATCATTTCTCTTTTAGCTATATTCTTGTATATACTTATCTTAAGATAGTTATATATTCTTTATATAGAAGCTAGATACTTCTATATCTTAATTTATAACTAAAAGGAGTGAATAATGTATATGAAAAAGAAATTAACATTTGAAAATAAATTATAAAGGATACCCACATGTCATACTCTTGTTATTACGACGAAGATGATTATGAAGAAGTTGATCGAGACTATGAAGATACTGACGATGAAACATGCTGCTGCGCACATGTTAGTTTTGAAGTTGATGATGAGTTTGGTTTATACCCTGATATGGACGACACTGAAGATGATGAATACGATCCTGAAACGATAGATGATTCGGTCTTAAAGTGTTGCAAGTTTGGAAATGCTATTCACCTTCTAGAGAATATTGTCGACGATTGTCTAGATAGGGATACAGTAGACGCTATACAAATAACTGTAAATTGTCTTAGGAACGAAATACGTAATTGTTCAATGGACGATGAGATTTAAAATACAAATATATTAAGGAGACTTAATGGCAACTAATAAATTAATAATAGTGGCATGCGGTGGATGTGCTACTAATGTAACCGATAAGGCTTTAAAAGGATTGAAAGATCTTGGAGAAGGCTTTGCAGATGTAGAATACCATTTTATAGATACTAGTAGAAATAACTATGATAACATAGAACCAATTGGTTCTTTTTACCAGGTTAAGAGAATGGTATCGAACGATAAGAATGTGATTAATGGTAGTGGTGGCGAGCGCGCCCTTACGGCGAAAGAGTCAATAGCTAACGTTCCTGTGTTTTTAGATAGTATTAAACTTTCTCAAAAGCAAACGAACGTTTTTGTCTGCGTTACATATAGCGCATCAGGCGGTTGGACATTAGCAGCATAAGCTAATGAAGTAGCCCGCATATACCAGTGATGGTGTGTGTGATACTTTTCTTAAAAGCTGGAAACCCCTAAGAGCCCTTATGCCTACAACGTTAGTAGGAGCGTGAGCAGAAACAAGTTAAGGGATGATAACTAGAGATGAAATAAAAGCGTTACCAGACGTTCTTTAGGTCGTTAACAATGGGCAATCAGCTCTATACTATATAGTATAGATCAACGACTAACGGATTAGTCTCCGTGTAGAGCCAAGTGGTTCGAAAAAGAAAATTACTAAATTTACATAATAATATAACATTAAGGAGCATAATGGAAGAATGGAGAACTGTAGAAGATAGACCAAATTACAGCATATCTAACATCGGCAGAATACGAAACGATAAAACAGGTTTAATACTAAGATCCAGATATGATAAAGACGGGTATAAAGATATAGGATTAGATCACCCAGGTAAAAGGCGCATATGGAGACGTATACATAGATTAGTAGCTAATGCGTTTCTCCCTAACCCTAAAAACTATCCAATAGTAAATCATATCAACGGTGTTAAAGATGATAATAGAGTCGAGAATTTAGAGTGGTGCGACAATAGATATAATATAATACATGCATATGAAACAGGATTATATACTAATGTAACTCCTATTTTAGTAAGGGATTTAAAAACAAACAAAGTTTCTTACGTTAGAAGTTTAAAGCATTTTGCACGAAGATTTGCGGATAAATCTACAGGTATTCGTTCCTTACTAGCAATGATCAAATCTAGTAATGCTAGACCTATTTTTAATAGATATATTGTTAGTATTAAGAATACTGATGAAATATTTAAAACTCCCAATACTAAAAATTTTGGACATAAGTTATACGTATTTGACCATACGACTGGCGTACTTAAAAAATACAATAGTATATCACATGCTGTGTATGAAACCGAAATCCGTTTTATACCATTTAATAAAACTACATGGGTAGCACATAAATTAGGTTATACTTTTGCAAAGGATGTAAATAAAATAGATAGGTTTGTTTATAAGAGCAAATTGCAAATATTAGATATATTACAAGCCCGAAAAGAACATATCTTAACACCACATCTTTACCAGTATAAAGAATATTATCTTTTTGATTATATTAACCAGAAAGAGTACTCTTTAGAAACTTTATCCGATGGGGTTAAAGTAATACGAAATCAAGTACCAGGTATTGAAATAACTACTGGCTTTTTATGTAGTAAGTTAAGTGTGTCTTTACACGAGAAAAAAGTAAAGATATGGAAGGGGTTTGGTATATCTAGAAGGCATCCAAAAATATGGCCAGAATTAACACCAGAACAAATTCTGGAAAGTATAAAACAATAAAAGTAAATTTAGTAAATGATATAGTCTGCTCTCTAGCGAAAGTTAGAGCTGGGTAATGTCCCGGGTATGGAGTAACGAACCATGCTGAACATCAAGGTCAGGATCAAGTTTAGGCATAGCAATAACTGATGCCTTAATGGATAAAGGTGTACCTGTATTCAACGTCATAGTAGGAGATTCAGGCGACGCTCTTAAGCTTCGTAATACTCAAGCAGTATTAGCTACTCTAAATGCTAAAGCAGTTAATAAGGGTAAGTGCTTAATTTCTTACTATGTTAATAATGCAGAGATGGATAAGTCTCAAACAGTTGGTGAAAAACTAGCTAATGAGCGTATAGCTAATGTTATGGGCGTAATGTCATTATTCCTTTCTGGAGATAATGAATCTTTAGACTCTACAGATATGGCTAACTTCATTAACCAACAAGATTATAAAGGTATCAAAACTCCTCCGGGTTTATATTCGCTTTCTTTCCATAAGGGAGCAGGCGATATTAAGCTTCCGGAGTATTGTTTACCTACAGTCGCTAGAACACTAACAAGACCAGGTTTAGATGTTGCTTTCAATCTTAACGTTTTACACCATAAGATCGGTAATGTTGTACATGAGAATGTTTTCGCTAAGTTTGGAGAAAATGCATTCCCATTACATATTGTTGCTTCTTCTGGGTTACTTAAAGAAGAGATTAACCAACTAGCTAAATTAAACGAAGCTTCTGCTCAAAGACAGAATGATCTTAAATCTACTATGATAGAAGCTCCAGTTCATGCTACTATGGACGAAGAAACTGATATGTTCTTTTAACATATTTTAAGACTAGAGACAGAGATATTTTCTCTGTCTCTAGTCGCTATTATTATCTTCTAAAATAGCATAAAATACGTGATACTATATAGGGGGAGAGTTTTATGTCGCAAGAAGAAATTAGACTTTATTTGCCTCATGAGGTTTTAATAGGATTACCATTTTTTAGATCTAAGCCTATGTATCTTAGGAAGACTAGTATTCTTAGGAATATGGTTACAGAAGTACTTTCTGAATTCGGTTTTAATATAGATACTTCTAATTCTGATAAAATTTCTTTAGGTATATCTAGCTATGATATTGACAGATTAAGTTCGGTTTGTATTTATGGCTCTGATATAGTTTTTAATGCTCTACAAGAGTTTAGAGATAGTCTTAATGGTGATGAAATTGCTATAGATGTGTTTACTAGAGCTGATTTAAAAATGAGTTTTGTAGATAATATAATTGTGATAAAAAGGAAGTCAAAGTGAAAGCTGAGTTTCAGAATCCTGTTTCCCTAAATGAAATAAGAAGATATAAAATTAGTACAGATGATTATCGTTATCTATTTACTGTTCCTATAGATCTTAGGTTTGGTAAGATAGAAATGTTGTTTAAACGATGTAGGCATATTAGTGGTGATTTTGATATTCGAGATACTAATATAAGTCCTTTAATCTGTACTTGGAATATGTTCTTTAAGTATTTTAGGTCTAGAGCTATAGAAGAATCAGACCCTTGTTTCTTTAGCCTCTTTAAAGAGCCAGATACTAAAGTTGATAAAACTAAACTTAATAATGTAACCTGGAGCTTTTATCAGTATACAGATAACACTGATATAACAACAGAACTAAGAGATGAGTTTTTCTACGTTGTACCTGAAGAATATCATAATGATATCATTCGCAATTTAGAAGGTATATGGGATAGTTATTTTTATCCTTATAGCTCTATAATTAATAACCAAGCATTAATCTTTGTTATTAATAATTACGAAATACATGTATATACGTTAGGAGACATTGCATCTTATCGTTATAAAGAAGCTAGAAGAGAAGTACTTCATATCCCTTCTTATGCTAATTTAAAAGATGGGGTTTATTATATAGATTATTAAGGAGTTATTATGTCTAATAAGCATGATGAGATACTGACTTATAATAACATAATAGATACTTCAGTAACTGATAATGAAGAAGAAGTCTACACTTTCTTAGGAGAGTTAGGAGAACTTCCTAAAGACTTCATATCTACTAGTATTATGATAACAGAGGATTTAGTTTTACCAGATAGAGAACTTACCGATAAGATTAAATACATTATTAATCCATTAGGTAATATTAAACTAGATGAAGTAACTAGAAGTCTATTAGAGAGTGTCGTCTCTAAATACATAACACATTATTTCACTACTGGTAATTTTTTCGGATATCCTGTAGGTAGCTTAACAAGAATGATACTTTCTGAAATAAGCACATTAAGTTGGGTAGATGATCGTCCTAATAAAATAAGAGATTATAGAAACATGATAGAGTACTGGGTGGTTAATATACTTAACCCAGTACTTGATTATTATCTTAACCTATATTCTTTTAGTGCAGCGGAGAGTAAGTTAATGTTATTTTATAAAGTTAACTACAAGATACATAGACATCTTATTTTATCTTTCATTAAGAGGAAATAAACGTTGTCTATAAGTGGAAAGGAGAAATATGAAAACAAAAGTTTTGGATATTAGTCCTTATAAGAAAGGACTACAGAATAGGATAATACATGGATGTCCATTAGAGATGCATATCATTTCTAATTATTCTACCGATAAACTTAAACAGTCTAGGCTCTATAACGAAGTTATGGTAAAAGCTTTAGACTTTCTAGTTGGTATAGAGTCTAAGAAAGATCCTATACAGCTTTTTGAAATAATTAAAGAGGATGATTTTAATACTAGGTTCATGGAGCTTATAGATTGGTTAGAATATAAATTAACTAAAGAATTTGGTCCTATCTATAAAGAACTAAAAGTAGATAGAGTTATAGATACTGAAAATGAACTTAAGTTAGAAGTTACTCAGATCTAACATTAGAAAGGAGGACAGTGTGACTGAACCTAAAATGAAAGTAGCAGATGTGTTTCCTTCTGATTACATTAGTATTTATCTTACAGAATATTATGCTGCTTATAAAGGTCCTCCTAGGTTAGGAATGGGAGAAGTTGATCTTACAGAAGTATATGAAGTTTATGTAGATAACATAGAAAAACATAATAACTTTCTACATAAACAAGGTAATACTATGTTATTTAAGTTTATGGTGGACTATTATGTTATCTTATGGACGCATCTTAACTTACTAGCTTATCTAGATGGTACTTATAATCAATATGGTTATAATATAGAAGATATTCAATTAGATCATTTAGACCAATTTGTTACTTCTTATTCTATACCATTTGGTTATTCTGGCCTTAGCAGTAGAGAAACTTGGGAACAGTTGAGTATCAATGGTAATATAGATAGAGTTTTAGTAGCATTAAGAAAAGCATTTCAAGATTCTGGTATAAGTTGGGATGTTAATATGATGTATAAAACCGGAGTAGGTAATGGAATATTCTATCTTCCGGTAAGATGGTCTATGCTAAAAGTGGACCCTGCTTCATTCCGTTCTATGGATATGAAAGAGTATCGTAGAACATTTAAGTATGGAACCTCTTTAACTATCTATATGAGTGGTGTTCCTGTTGATGATATGGTTGCTATAGGGCCAGCTTCTTTAGAATATGCTATAACATATTCTTTAGATCCAGCTATGAGTTCAGATCTTGAATTTGGAGGACCAGATGAATAAACAACAGATGAATAAACAAGTTGATTTGGTTTCTCTCCCTATAACGGATAAGATGGCAACAGTTTTAGAAATATTAACTATAGCAGATAAAAGTCAAGTTGGCGTTTTTATAGAAGATCTTATAAGAACATCTGCTCGTAGAGCCCAGTTAGATATGGATATTGAAGAGATGAGACATAAACTTAAGTTGTTAGCGTTTGATGTTTATCAACTCTCTCTGCAACAAGCAGATCCAGCTGCCTTAGCTATTTTGTTGCGTGAGACTATGGAAGAATATGGAGATATGATTATTTCTAATCACATTCCTATACAGGATATCACATTCATATACCACGATACTCTTACCATAAACTTTCAAAATAGAGAGGAATAACCTATGGTACAACCACATAAAAGATATGACTTTGTAACACTAGCTCCTACTGAGTTAGGAGGTGTTTATAGAAGTATGAAAGTTGTTGCTATCTTAACCGCTAGTCAAGCTATGACTTATAGAGACATCTATACCCTACATGAGAAGATGAAACGTTATTTAACACAAGATTATAATGTAGAAGATCTAACTTATATTCTTTTTGAAGGTGTTAATAAACAAACAGTTCTTATACCATGGGAGTATTTAGATAGCAATAGTGTTGTAGAAGTAGAACAACTTAAAATACTCATTGAGATACCAAATGCTAACACTACTGATATTTCAATGGTTGCTGACAAACTTACAGAACTTGGTTTCAAGAACTGTAAGATTACACATACTAGGATGTAGATAGAAGGTACAACGTACCTTCTATCTACCATCTCTTTTATTTTTTGTTCTCCATTAGGCCAATCGATGATTATTCGAAAAGGAGGTGAGCATGATAGATATGTACGTTTTTAAAAGGCCAACACCTGAATATTTAGTACATATGAATCCTAAAAAAGAATATGCTAGGCAAGCGATAACTTTTATTTCTAAGATGAAAGGTGTTAGTAAAGAAAAAGCTTCTGCCTTATTAAAAGCAAATATGCCAAAATATGATCTTAAGAATCCAGCTGTTAAATTTAATAGTAGGAACGAAAAAGGAGATGTATCTGTAGACGAGATGCCTCTTTTAGATTATATACAGACAGCACAAGATAATCAAGAAGTTATAGTACCATCTTTTACAACTTATATACATCCATCTATTAAGAAATCTTTACATGCAGAGTTTATTAACGTTAACATCAAAGCTAGAAAAGAAGATAAGAAACTTATGTTCTATTATACTCAGACTGGTGATGCTGAAAAAGCAGCTTATTATGATAACATGCAGGCTACTCGTAAGATTTTTAATAACTCATTATCCGGTGCTTATGCTTCTAAGAGTACAATATTGTATAACCCATCAGCGCACTATACATTAACATCAACAACAAGATGTGTTGCCTCTATAGGTAATGCAGTAACAGAATCTATAGTATCTGGTAATAAGATTTTTAATACACCTGAAGCAGTTATAAACTATATAACATGTATTTTAACTAATACTGATTTTGTAGAACTTGATAGAGTATTTAAGAAATATGATATTAAAACACCAGATGTAGATGGTGTTATGGGTATGGTTATTCGATCTACAGAATACTTTTGGAATATACCATCTAAGATTGAATATATAAGATCCTATATAGAGAAACTAACTCCATTAGAGTTAGGAGCTGTTATGTATACGAATGATCTTTACCATTTTAGACAGTATAACCCTGAACTTACTATTAAGTTTCTAGAAGAGATCTCTTTAACAAGAAAGGGTTATACAACGCCTGAAACAGAAGTTAAAGATATTAATAATGTTCAAGAGGGTATTCAATCCCATATACATAACATTTGTTCAGATTTTATTAAAGGTATGGCTGTTGATTATGAAAAGATGGTAGGTACAGAGACTATGGATGTTTTAGCTTCTTCTGCTAAATATATTGCAGAGACTTTAACATCTTATAAAGATCTTATTAGAATACTTTTTGTAACAGATACTGCACCTGTTAATATTGCTTATATTAAAGAGTTAATGAGAAGATGTATTGTTCTTTCGGATACAGATAGTACATGTGCTACTTATGACGAATGGGTAGATTGGGATTATA